TCACAATTATTATTAGCACATTTAAAAGTAGCAGTTCTAGTCTCAGGAAATTTATCTATAGCTTCACCTGCAGGTGGCACTATTCTGCTTAAAGTAGTTTCCTGATGTACCCATTTATGTTCGTAAGGTTTACAATTCACGTTAATTCTCCTCATCTATTTTTACTCTAACTATTAATCTAGTGATAGAAGTTAAGTCGCTTAATTCTTTAGCTTCTATTCCAAATTCTTTTTTATGACCGCACCATCCACACATTTTCATATCTCTGTAATAGGTTAATTTTGTAGGATAATATTCATTACAGGTTAAACATTTGAATTTATGAATCTTCATTAATCACCAACAATTTAATGCTACAGCTTCACCACCAATATTAATTTCATTTGGTAAAGGTTTAACTGTAACTCTGACTTCACGTTCACAAGTTATACAAATAGCATCAGAATATTTAATATCCATTTTTTCTTTAGGATTAAACTCTTCATCATTAAATAAATTATTCATGTGAGAGATTTTCCAATAATCTGTATGAATATCTGTCCAACTTCCTAGAACGTGACCTCTAGAATCTGTAGTTTCTTCAGCTCTAAGTTTTAGATTCTTTAAACTATCTATTAAACCTAAATCTTTAAATACTTTTTCTACACAATTATCAATATCTTCTTCTTTAATATGTTCCAAATTCATTCCATAATCTGAAACTAATTCCTCAACCCTTCCATAAACATCTAAACATTCCCATTCATGTTCAATTCTATGATCTTGATATTGAACCCATCCATGAATCCACTCTTGAATATCATCAGAAAACTTCTCAAATTCTTTTTCAGAATATTTAACTTCATCTAATATTCCGCATTCCCAAATAGGCTGAGAAATATTATCGTCAACCCATTCGCATAATTCATCAAAACTTTCATCACAATCTTCACAAGGCGTGATTAAAATATATTCAATCCACCCTACAGCCCAATGCCTATTACGAATAACAAAATGATGATCGCCTTTAATATGAGAATTCTCAAATGATTCTAATTCTTCTAAAGCAGAATCAAAATTAACTTCATCTAATAAATCTGAATCCCTAGACTTTCCAACAACTATATAAGAATCTGAATGATCGACCCCTAGATAATCTTTAGGTCTAATCCACTTTTCTAAATAATCTAATTTTCTCATTTTATTTCTCCATGAAATATTTTTTTAAAAACTTTAGATAGGATTAACTTTATTGAAATCAAAGTTCTCATTATCAGAATTTCTATATTCTTCCCACCATGAATCAGCAATTTCCATAAAATTAACTTTATTTAAATTCAATCCATCAGGGGTTTTGCCGTCCCAAATGAGCCATAAAAAGTATTCTAATTTACTTGCAAAATCCCCTTCATTTTTACTTCCTTCACATAATCCTAGAATTAAATTGTAAAGAGATGCTTCATTTCCAATCCATAAAGAAGTATTCCAAGTTTCTCTATTTGTCCAACCATTGTAATTAGATGTACAAGTCATTTTAAATTTCCTCTAATTAAGACTTACTAAGTAAAATTATTTTTGCTAAATCTTCTTCTTCACTAAGAATTAATTCTTGTAAAGCATCACGTTCATAACCCATGTTTGTTAAATAATCTTCTATCTCATTTATATTGCTTTCTGCTTGAGATTTTAATTCTAATAATTCATCTAGAGTTTCAGAGATTGGTTCATAAATTTTATTAAGTTTTTCTATCAATGCTTTTCTTTCTAAGATATCCATAAAATTATTCCTTTAATAATTCATAAAAATGAAAATCTGTTAACTCTAGTCTTATAATTAATTTGACATCACAGTTATCACAAAATTCCATTTCAGTACAAAATTCACATACATAATGTCCTAACATTAATTCTTCAGACATTTTTATTCCTCAGCTTCACATTTTGAAAATTCACAATAAGCTAATTCAACATAATCAATAAAATAATAATTTCTATCAACAGTCGCACCAACTAAAAATAAATCTTTATCAAAAACAATATGCATTGACGCGTCTAATTCTTCATCAGAAATTTCTACTTCTATTGAATCTCTTAAATGTTTTAAATATTCTTGCATCGCATTATCAGAATCTTTTAATTCAATTCTTTCTGATGCATAAGATGGTAAATATCCATGATCCCCTGCAAGAATATGACTATGCATTACAATCACTTTCAACAATATCTTTTATTGTTTGATTAAAACTTTGTAAAAGATTTTCTATTTCATTGTCTAAGCATTTTCTTAATTCTATTGCTTGTTCAAAATTAAGAAATATATCTGCCTGATCTTGTCTGCCTAAAACTTTTCCTAGAATTTCTATGCAAATTTTATTTTCTTCCATTTTAGAATTAGATTCTATCCAATGAATTCCTCTAAATTTACATTCCTCTAAATTATGAGTATGAATACTCACATGTGGAACTCTTTGCTCTACCCTTAACATTTAATTTCCCCCTTAAATTAGTAGATTTTATTTATTTTTTCCTAAATTATTTTTTGTGAGCCTTTTTAATTCTTGCTCAGGAATCCTTATAGGAAGGCTAAATTAATATCCTAAAAACATTTGGAAGCTAGCATTTAATGTGTAATACTTTTTATCACCAAACATTTCTATGAATTCAATAAAATCATCTTTACCCATTCCATGTTCTTTAAATATTTTCATTACATATTTTTTAGTAACTTGACCACTTCCATAACAATCTTCAAATAATTCTGAATACATTAAATTCTTTCCTTTAAAAAATCTTTACACTTTTCTAGAAATGATCTTTCATAATGGTAAATAATTCTTTTCCTAGATTTAAAATAACAATTACCTTGACACCATTTATGACATTTCATTTTGCTTCACCAAAAAATACTGCTTTTCTAAATTTAGTTTCATCAAATCTTTCATTATCATTTCTGAGAAATTCACATAAACCATCTAATAATCCTACTGTCATATCATGAGGCGTACTCAAATAATTGTTTGAATGAATTTCTTTATTAAATACTTTTGCTAAACCTACATAATCTTTTTTACTTAAAGTCATTTTAGAAAATCCTTTTAAATAATCTTTTTAATTTACAAATAAAACATCCATAATAATTACATCTATCGCACATTAAAATTTCTACTGATGGTGAAATGTTTAATACTATTTCTTGTTTAGAATTTCTATACATTTCTATCACCACTAATTCTTTCTAAAAATTCTCTTCTATGTTTTAAATCTGCTTGAAATTTTCTAGCATTAATAAATATTGATATGAATTTTGAATACCGTTCAAACTCTTTAAAAGTAATTAGATCAGCGTAAAACATTTCTTCTAATTCTTTTTGAATTCTCAGCTTAATTCTTTCAGCATGAGACATTTAAAACCTTCCTATAATTCTACTTGTCAATTAAAAGCCGTTAAATAATTTGCGGTTAATCCTAGTTCTTTTTTACCTGCAACCTAAAATTAAAATAAATTTTATTTTCAATTTTTATTTTCAAATTTTTTAAAAAGAAGGGTGAAGAATTTTTTTAATTCCTCACCCTAAATTTTATTTACCCCACTTTACAAGTTTCTGATTGGCACGAATCTCTACTACATTTCTTAGCTTTGGAATTACTTGCATCAATCCCATGATTTTTCATCCAATTCTTAGCGTTAGTTTCTAATGCTTTTTTAACTTTTGTTTTTCGATTTATCAGAACATCTGTAGCTAAATTAGTTTTTGAGTTTTTATCCTCAATGTTGCAAGCAACTTTAAATTCGCCTAATGAATCCTTCGACGGCTGAATGTTTAAACTTATTGCGTCGCCACTTTCAAAAAATTCTTGAAGTACATCTTTAAAATCCTGTAAATCATTCTCGTTAATGGCATTGAATATTTTTTCTGCCTGTTCGTCTAATCCATCGTCAAATTTAAATGTACCCTTGGCTAATGCTCCGCCCTGAGAATCTAGTGAAACTCTAGCCTTGTCGTTGTGCAATATCAGATTATAAATTTTATTGTCCTGAGGATTAAAAGTTACTGTTGCATCTGATTGAATGCCTAATTCATTTAGTTTTAAAAATTCATCCTCAGTTTTAAACTGTCCTATTCCATTTATCAAAATATATTCTTTTGTTTCTTTTAGAGCGTGTTCTTCTGACACTTTTTTTACCTTCCTTCCTATAATTTATACTTTTTTTATATTTATTTATTTATCTAATATAATTACCATCCTTTTTTTATTTACATTTATTTATTTATTACAATGTAATTATAGATTCTATTGGGAGGGAGCATAAGACACTATAGTGTTGCAACTAAAACACACACACAATAAACCGATTCCTAATTATGAGATAGATACTAATTATAGGCAAATAGCCCGTACATACATAGCGGATGTCGTTAAGAAAGGGCTTTGTGATAAGATTTGTCAGAGAGATAGATAGAGATATCGTGGAGAAGGATTGATATGGATATGTTAAGAATGAGAGTTTCGACAGTATTGACGATTGCTTTGACAATCTCTTTAATGCTCGTGGGAATTGTGGGGTTGGTTGTAAGCTATCTAAACCCTATAAGTGAATGGATACTTCCCTACCTTGCCCCATGTTTTGATTATGTTGGATGTTGGATTGAGCCTTCCTTTATTTACATGAATGGCATAGTTGAAACATTAAATGCCAATTGGCTTATAACGTTGCCCACTTCTCTTGCAGTTCTCTTTATGGGATTACTGCAACCCGAATCTCGTAGGAATATAAGAGCCTTTCCCAGCAAGGTTCTTTCTGCATACCGCAAAGTCTGTTCATGGCGTGATTGGCTCTTTGCCAAGATTGAGTACCTAAACGGTGAATCAGCCAAATGGAAGAGGACATTCAATGTACTCAAGTCTCCATACAGCTTGCTCCGTGCTCTTGGTTTAAATCCTCAGATGGCTATCGGCCTACTGGCAGTAGGCTCTACCGCAGGTACTGGAGTCATAGTTAACGAGACTGTCTTAGCCGAGCGTTCTTTCTCAAATGGAGACTCAGGTGTATACCTCGCTCCACTAGATACCCCTTCTTACTTTGATGATAAAGACAACACGTTAAGAATTAACCTAGGTGCTGTGCCAGTTAGAGAGATTACTATTGAGAATGTATCAGCAGGTACGGTTTACTCAGGAGATGCCGCAGGACAAAAAGTTTCTGCATTACCATCAACTTGCGGTTCTAATGGAAGTACCGCTTGTACTGAAGCAGTATTAATATCAGGTAATCCAACTGTTACAGGAGATAACGCCTTTACAGGAACAAGGTTACAGATAGGTACATTTATAATTGAGAAGTCTAGATGCAAGAGCATGGACTTTAGCGATATAGACGCACATACAATAGTTATAGAGCATAATGCCAGCGATGGACAAAGTATTACCCAAACTTCTGGTAACGCGAGAAACAGAGCTATAGGAGGAGGACATCATCAAGCAGAAGCTATGGTGACTAGTGGAGGTACTTATGACCGTATCTGGATTGACGCTCCTAATAGCGGGGTAAACGGAAAAATAGGTAAATTAACCCTAAGTAACTTATGGACGAAGGGTGGAAGCTGTACCTTTAAAAACATGGACATAGGTGTATTAAAGATTTTACAGAATGAAGTTGGACATGACGGTAACTTGGTTACAAAGGAGTTTGAGGTGGGAGCAACCGTTACAGGGGCTAATTGGACAGTAACCGATAATGTAGAACTTATTTTCTCTGAACCTGCTCTAGATAAGGGTAACGAGTAATAGTATAAAGATATAAGAGGATATATGGTCGATCAAAAAGACTTAGCAGTATTAGAAGAACATTATGGAAAACCTATTCTTTCGGATGAGGGTGATCCCATATGTGGTAGAGGAAAGAAAGGTGGTGGGGTTTGTAGATTTGAAGCAGGTTGGGGAACAGATCACTTAGGTTACGGTGCATGTAAACATCACGATAGTGAAGAACGTATGGATGTTGCACTTGCTGACTCAGGTAAGGGAAGAGTTATATATAGCAATATTGCTCAAAACCTACGACTAAGAGAACATTTACAATCAGAAGAGAAACGCACAGAGTTAGATAATCTCGATGGTGAAATAGTCCTACTCAGAGCAATGCTTAAAATACTTGTAGAGAAGTATGGCGAGAAAGTTGTTGATGACGAACTATTTGACATACTGGAGGTTGGAACTGATTTCGATACAGTAGATCAGCAAACACGAAGTTTAGTTAACCTAGTAGATAAGATTAGTGCAAGCATTAAACGCAAATACGAAGTCTTACAAATAGCAGGAAGCACCATCACTAGAGGGAGAGTAAGAGAGTACGTTGGAAGCATACAACTTGCTCTTGGTCAAGTTCTTAGAAACGAATGCCCTCATTGCCATAAGAAGCATAACCAAAGGGATCAAGCTATTGAAGCTATAAGGAGAGTTGGTGACCTCTAATGTACGAATATAAAGTAAAAGTTACAAGAGTGGTTGATGGGGATACAGTAGATGCAGAACTGGATTTGGGGTTTGATATTATCTACCGAGATAGAATCAGGCTTATGGGGATTGATACTCCAGAGTCAAGAACATCAAACAAACGAGAAAAGATACTTGGAAATAAATCCAAGGAAATGCTCAAGGCTCTTGTTAAAGAGAACAAGGGATATATTACGCTTGAAACTACTAAAGAAGGTAAAGGTAAGTTTGGAAGAATCCTTGGGTACTTGAACACAGAGAAAGAGTTTAACTCTCCTTCATTTAACCAAATGCTGATTAACGAGGGTCACGCTAGACCATACTTTGGTGGAAGCAAAGATGAATTAGGAGAATGGACTAAAGAAGAGGGAGACTGTAACTGTAAAGGTAAAAAGGCATTTAGTCGCTGTACTGGAACATGGTATAGGTGGACTAAGAATGGATATGTAGGATTTGATGACTAATGCCAAGATCGGTAGCTGATACAGCAAGCATCTCTATCCTGTCAGGAATGAGAGAGCGATCTATCGCAGAAGAACGAGCATACGACCATCCTGCATACTTTCATGAATATGTCTTTAATCAAACACTTGCTCCGTTCCAATGGGAGATTATGGAAACGCTCATGGAAGGTCATACTAATCCGAATAATTCTTCTGTTAACCCCCTTCTTATTCTTGCTCCTAGAAATCATGGAAAGACTGCTATAGCGGCAGAAAGTTTTCCTTTATGGAAAGTTGGGAGAAATAGATTTGAGTTAGTTCAAATCATATCTAGCGTTATCTCCCTTGGAATAGAACGTATGGGAAAGATTGAATCCTGTATACGCTTTAACGAAAGATACAAACAAATGTTTGGAAATCTTTATCCTGAGGATCAGCAAGAGTACACATGGAAAGTTGATAGGATGGAAGTAGCTAGAGATAAGACTGAAGCATGGGAAAGTGGAGATATACAACGTGACGCTACGTTTGCCTGTTTCGGAATAACAACTAGCGTGGAAGGTGGAAGATCAACTCTTCAAATTTTTGATGACGTTGTAAGTATGGAGAACAGTCAAAGTGAAACTTCTAGAAGAAATGTTTCTACAAAGTTTTGGATGTCGTTTGACCCAATGCTTATGCCCAAAGGACAACAGATATTCCTCGGTACGAGATTTCATTATGATGATCTCTACGCAGAACTTATACCGATATTAGACACAGATAGGTTATATACAGACCTTTACCCTAGTATTTTGGAGGATAGCGAATGAAGAAGAAACTTGCGATAGGTTCAGCGTTAGGGGTTACAACTCTAGCTATTGGTGGATTAATTTGGAAGATAAGAGATAATCGAATGTGGAAAGATATAGAGAGTACCCTTCCTTTTCCTAGAGCAAAGAAACTTGGAGACAAGTAATGGGAGTTAGGATATATCAGGCGATTAAACCTGATGGTTCAGTTCTATGGGAAGAGGAACGACCTATTGAATGGCTTGAGAAGAAAAAGCGTTCAATGCCACCATCATTATTTAACGCTCAATATCAAAATGATCCCTCAGGGATGAAAGGTGTTAAGTTTGAGATTGATTGGCTTCACTTTTATGATGATGTGTCTATACCTCCTATACATAGATTAGTGGGAGTTCAAGGTGGTGACCCTGCAACTTCAACATCGGAAAGTGCTAACTACTTTGGGCATTGCACAGCAGGGAAAGACCCTGATACTGGAATAGTTTATGTTCTCGATTTTGCATTCGGAAAGATAACTGCACCAAAGCATCTTGAGTTTCTTCATGCTCAATATGAAACGTGGAGAAGAAGAGGATTAATGATTAACAAGGTTATCTTAGAAACAAATGGGCCACAGCAAGCTACGACTCAACACTTAATTAATCAGACGCGAAATGATCCTAGAGGTGCTATGCCTATAGATACTGTTAATCCTAAAGGTTCTAAGGAACAAAGGTATGATGCGATCATCCCTTTTATAGCTAATGGCAGTATTAAGTTTAAGGGTGAAAGGCGTGGAGATGAAATGTTTATGAGTTCAGATAATGGATTCAAAGAGTTCCTCCACGAGTATAGCTCTTTTCCTAGAGGGGGAAGAGATGATATTCTTGACGCACTATGGATTGCAGTTCATCAATTAACTTCAACAGTTGATGCAGTTGCAATCAGCGATGAACAACTTGTAGAAGAAGATG